GATCTATGTTCGGCTGGCACGTGCCCGCGGCTGATCCGGACAGATGGCCGGTCAACTAGTCGCGAAAGAGGAAGCGTCGGCGTGCGTAGAATGGCCGCGGAGTCGCGAGACAGACCAGACGCCAGCTACGGGCAGCCGCGAAGGGCCACATACGCCGAAACCACAAAGCACCATAAGGGAGACAGTCGTGAGCTGCTGCATCAAGATAGATATTCGAAAACCGCCAAGAGTATACAGCGACAGTGGGCGCAAAACTGCCGGATATACTTGAGCACTTGGCGCCCTATTTCAGATACCTGGAGACAACCATGAGAATCAAACTTGACGCAACTGAGAAGAAGATTATTCAACGCCGTGACCCGGCAGTCCGCGGTCGGGCACTCTTAGAGCTTGAGATCGTCTGTGCGCTGATTCGAGCCGTAAAGTCAACAGACATGTACTACGAGCTGAACGGCTGTTGCTTCATCAATCAAGATAGTCAGCTTAAGGAAGCTCTTTTTGATCTAGATGATGCACTGCTCTATGCCTGTAAAGGTACTGAGCGGATTGGGTGGATCAGACTCACATTCGGGAATGATGGCTACGATCTAATCTCAGACTATACCGTCAATCTGGGGTACGTTATTAAGCCGGCACTAGAGTTAGCCGATTTTTGGGGAGACGAGTTTTGAGAAAATAGGGTGGACCATTCCGACGGTGCCTGACGAGAGCACTTAGTCCTTTTTCAACTCTCCCCACGATTGTGCAAACTCCCCGTCCGCTTCGACGGGGACGCGCAGCCTCACCCCATGATGTTGTGTCATCCCCTCCAATACGACCTTGCCGACCTGTCGGCGATACTCTGGCGGATACGACAGCATTAGCGCGTCATGTGACAGTAGATGCCACCTGACGTCTATCCCTCGACGCTGCATCGCACGGATATGGGGATCAATCCATATCATAGACGCTTGGGACATTTGCGCGGCGGTACCCTGGACACGGTGGTTGAATCCTTGACGTACGGCCTCTGCGCGGTCCCTGCGGCTCTCTGAGCGTCCGTTGGGAAGATAGCGCAGCATCCCAGGTTGATCGTCGCCGTAGACGTCACGGACAAGCCCGTGCGTGCGCAAGTAGCGCTCTGTGGCCTTGATCTCCTCGCCAACGCCCTTGTATACCTTAGTGAGGATCTCGCGGATCAGATATTCGCAATCAGATTCTTTGGCCCAAGGGTGAATGCCATTCGCGGCCGGTGGAATGTACATTAAAAATTGATCCACTAATCCGGGTCCAGAGAGTCCGTTGATGACTCCGAATGTCGCGGTTTTGGCCGGCAGTCGATGCTCGTATTTGTCTACGTCGCGATAGTCGATCCCGAAGATCCGCGCAGCAGCTTGACGATGTGGGTCGCTGTGTTCGCCTTTGTTGTCTCGGCAGCATGGGGACTTGGTCGGAAGTTCTGCGCCGCAAAGGGAGCATTTCGTAAACATTTGGATGCCGAAAGGGTCGCGAGCAATTGATACCGCGACGCGAAGTTCTTGTGCCTTAAAGTCATATTCGCAGACCTCGCGGCCGGAAGGAAATACGTAGCAGTCACGGACCATGCGGCCAATTTTTGTGCGCTTAGGTTGGTTTAGTAGTGAGGGTTTTGTGGTTGCAAGGCGTCGAGATGTGAGCTTTGCAGCATGAAAAAACGAATTGACAACAAATTGATCGTTGTTATTGCTCGATCCGTCAACGCCTTTGTTGTCTGCGATGTCGATTGCGGGGCGACAGTATGTGCTTTCTATCTTGCCATGCTCTTTGATCTGAAAGGAGAGGAGCACGAAACGTGAGAAGTGCTTAGCGTATTCGAGGCTTTTTTTGCCAATAGATGCTTCTCCCGATTTTGTGCGTTTTCGCGGAGCTATTGACATGCGACGCAGTGCCGGGATCATCTGCTTGCGAGAGTTGACGTTAATCGGTTTGCCATTGATTACGTTGATCTCACGCTGCATTTTTAGCTTTTCGCGCAGAATGTACGATTGCAGCTTATCGAATTTTGAGCGCTTTGCCGGCATGCCTGTATGCTGCATGTCCTCGACGACTGGCAAGAAACGCATTGCCTGATTATAGATTGGTATGAGACCAAGAGAGTCTAACTCGCGGAGTAACTTTGGCTTGATTCGTAATACTCCGTCTGAGTCAGCACCAGCGTAGTTAATCGCTAATGTTGGGTCGACATCATCTAGCGTACCGCGCGGAAACTCTCCAAGCTTACTGATAATTTCTCTACAGCTGTGCTTCAGCGACTTGCTCTTCCATCGTTTCTCTGGATCTGTTGGGTTGCCGTCTTTTAGAATCTTGCCGCAGTCGATATCCTGCAATATCTTAGCTATAATTGCTGCCGCAGACTTGGGCGACTTGATCTTCCATGTCCCATCACTTTGTCGCTCGGGGTACGGCTCAGGTTTTGGTAATTTGAGCGCAAGTGCACGGCGTAGATAATCGATTTGCTTCTCGCGTCCGATATTGCCTATAATCCCTTCGTAGTCTGCCATCTCCATACCCGCGAATCGAAAGCATAAGGGCTTGAGTCCACGGGATAAAACGCGCAAGAGGTATGCCGCGTACATAGTATCGTCGAGGCGAGCATCGCGCAATTCAAGCCCCATGATGCGGCATATCTGTGTATCGATCATTGCGCCAGCAGGAGAGTCGGCCTGATGCGCGACAACGGTAGATCCGCGATCAATGTATGATTGTAGCTTTTGGATCGCACGATCAAATGCGCCGTTATCGGAGTGTCGGCGCTTTGACTTAAGGATATATGATATTCCCGGCTCGGGTGAGATTTGTAGCCATTGTGGCCACAGATAGTCGATCCACCCTTCTGTGTCAAGACCAAATTCGAGCGGCGCACCGAGTAGTGAATCTTCGTAGGGGTGCATTGCTGAGATAAAATCGTCGCCGGATAGCTCGTGATATTGCGGATTGGGGATCTCGTTAACCGGTGTTTGTGCGGCGTAGTAAGCGTAAAACGACTCGCGGGACATACGAGACGATAAACGTGCGGCCTTTGCGACGATAGAATAGTCCCAAGCAATTGTCCCTTTGATGTCTTGGTTACGTAGACCGAACGCTGGATGATAGATTGGAATAACAATTGCGCGGACACCAGCGACGTCAACGGCGAACGGTATCCCGTGGATTGTTTCCATGTCGCGACGTTTATGTAAAAACCATGTCGCGGCGATTTTACCTACCGCAATGATTAGCTTAGGCTGGCACTCGCGTATCTCATCTTCAAGCCAAGGAGACCAAAAGGAGATCAGCGCCTCGTCAGGATCGGGATTTCCAGGGATGAACGTCTTGCTGACGTTGGTTTTATACCAGAAGCGCGAGGAGAGATCGTGTGCGGCAAGATACCAGTCTTGTTCGATGCCAGACGGGCCGATAAATGGCTTACCGTAGCGATATTCTTCGGCGCCGGGGGCTTCGCCCACGAGCATGATGTCGTTGGGCGTGCGGCCGCGGCCGTAGACGGCTGTTGCGAAAGGGTTCATGCTGATTCGGGATCAAGAGTGTTAAACACTACACACCATCCTCTTAGGATGTACGGCCGCAACCCGACTAAGTCAATGTCATTTTTCGCCACAAAATGGACATTTTACGTAGACAATCTCGTGTTGTCGTCAGTAGATTCGTACTCCGTTTGTGTGTTAGCGTCGCGAGGGTCGTATAGAACTGAGGGATAGTTGTCTTTCATAATCCTCCCACACATTAATCACTCGCTTACCTTGTGTCTTCGCGTACATAACCGCATGAAACGTACCGCCGCGTGGTACGCCGTCATATAGTGCGATGATTGTATCTGCGCGATCGATCATGTAAATGTTTCGTGCCTTGAACGCCTGAGACGTGTTACCGCGTGATCCTACTGTTACGATCAGAGACGCGTCCCGCAGTAGCTCGCGATATCGGCGTTGCGCGGTTGCTGGCCATGCTAACTCTTGTCCGTCAAAAGGTATAGCGGCGATGTACGGAATGCGGAGATCGCGTGCTGCCTCCGCACATGCTTGGTCCCATCCCAGCGCCATGCCGCAGAGGATTGATAGCTTGAACCCGCCGCGTCGCGGCATACAGTAGATACCGATCGTTTGGATCGCGAAACGCACGAGTAGGCGTCGATCGCGCTCTGTATAGTTAAGGCCGAGACGTTTCGGTCGATGTCCAGTTACGGTATACATAATAACTATGCGCTCGTATCTTCCAAGAACTGCGCAACGTCCTCGTATCCATTAGCTACTTGCCTGAGCTGATTTTTTGCCTTCTCTTCCTCTTCTGCCTTGCCGTCCCACAACTCATGATCTAAACGTTTTTCAATTTCTGCTTCGATCAGCTCTTCAGCATGATGCCCGTGGGACTGCATCCACGGGGTGTTCGTGCGGATTGTGATGATTCGTCCGCGATAGTCGATTCCGGCAGCAATAACGCGATGTCGGCAGTGACTTAGACGTAGACCTGCACGGATCATACGGGGGAGAAGCGCAGAGAAGTGAGCGCGCACTGATGATTTACATCTATAGCATGGAGGCCCCGCCTATCATTCCTTCTGGTGTGTCATTCGCGATCTATAGCGGTGAGAGATTCCAACAAGTCCAGATAATATCTTTCGTCTGCGGTCTGTTCCGCTGGAAGGTGTTTAATTCGCGATTGTAGAGTGGCAGCGTCCCACCTGTGTTCTGTTTTATAAGCGACCGGCAGACCGTCTATGGGCTCATTGGACCGCACATCAAGCCGTGTGGGTCTTGTTACAATGACATATCGGTCCAAACAATATTCAGTTCTTAGAAAAGTCGGTAGTGGCATCGGATCACCTTTATCCTTGCGATGGTCCAAATCGTTTCCGGCCCGTTCCGTTATTTCTTCCATGGTTCCACTCGGCAAGTTGCGCAGACGGCCAAGTGCGATGTTTTGCGTCTCCCCGGCCGTCCACGACTTGCGAGTGATAAGTCTATCCTGCGATCCGGCGGTCTGCTCTTTGTAACTCGACGGTTGATTAAGCCTCGTGTCAGAGCCGTCGAACGAATACGAGACAATTCGCAAAGATCGCGCCAGATCGAGTCTCTCCTACCTTATTTTTCAAATCTCGCTGCTCGCCTCAGCTACGCAGAGCATGCCGAAGAACCGATACTCCCCAGCATGCTAAGGGTTATACCAGTTTCCTTACCCTTCGTCTTCTGCCAGGAGTTTCGCTAGCTCCGAGTTGAAGTCCTCTACATCGTACCTCTTTCGCTGCACTGATTCAAGGACAGGAATATTGATCGTCTTTCCTGTCTTCTTGTCCTTGATCTTTGCGAGCTTTGCGTTTCGGGACACGACGACTCGCGCAGAAAGCCGATCGGCAATCTCATGGAACAGCGGGTGCTTACTGAGAAGGCTTACGACCTTATCCGCGGTGAGCTTGCCTGCTGCTTGTAGCTTGTGGAGCGTCACTGCCAAGACCATATCCATAGGCTGGGTCCATTCGATTCGCGGAAGACGTGGACGACCCTTGCGCCCGGCAGGTGCCTCAGCCGCCGTCTCAGTCCCCTCTCCGCCGTCATCCTCTTCGTCAACTTCCTCTTCCTCTTCGGCCTCTTCCTGCTCGACGTCTATCTCCTCGTCTTCTTCCTCAGCCTCTTCCTCGCGACGCGTGACCTTGTTCACCTTGCCACCCTTGGCAGTCGGCTTGACGGGCATATCGATCTCCTCTCTGGGGTTCGCCGAGTCGCGTTTCTCGCGCTCGGCATGTTGACGTTGAGGAGATCCTAGCAGAGTCATCGTGAGCCTGTCAAGAGGTTTTTGCCGTGAAGTTGACTTTTCTGCTATTTGTCGCTTGTGCCATTATGGCATGGATGCGATTAGCTGCACGTGCGCTAGTCGTCCTCTTTTAGAGACATTGCCGCTTTTAGAGACATCGCCGCGAGCTGCCGGTTAAACTCCTCGACGTCATAGGCTGTTGACTTGGCTTGCCGGTCGCCACTACTAGGCTTGCCCGATCGAAGGCGGCTTTCGACCCTGCCGACTGAGTAGTGTAGCGGCTTAGTCGCTTGCGTAGAGGGCTTACCTGACGACTCTGTGCCAAACTGCACGAGCTGCCCGCTTTGTAACACTTCCTCAAGTCGCAGCGCGTGGCGCGTTAGCTCCTTCGCGATTGTGCGACAACGTTCAACTAGCTCAGTAATCTTCTCTCGGGTTAGTGTCTCAACATTTTCGCGATCTGATTCCTCACCCCGAACGATACTAGTTAATGTTGGCCATTCTTGCTCGACTAGAATTGTCTCGCCTGATCGAATTGATAATTTTTCGCTCCGAACAAGCACCCCAATCGATCGAGGGAATGAAGGAAATTCGAGATCTTGAGTGTCGCGATTGTTATATCCACCGAACGGTGACACGCTTGAGTGTAAGGTTGATGCTGACAGTGTTTGCGTCGCCTGTGATACTGTAGAGTTATCTTGTGCTTGCTTTGATTTCTCCTTCTCTTTTTCTTCGCGGATTTGAATTAGCTTTGCGCGGCGCGCCATGAGGATTTCACCTAGGTGATTCTTGCCGCGACCGTTGCACACGCCCCAGAAATGATCGTTCCACGTGTTGCCTTCGATTAGATCGCGTGGCGCGGTGTCGATAAGCTTTTGTGCCAGTTTAGATCCATACTTGAATTTCTGACGCACTAGCGCCGTCATGATGGATATCCGTACGTCGTTCCAGTCCTCGCGCAGAGTGATAGTCTTGCCTAGCTTTTTTGCTGTAGCAGCATCAGGCGCGAGACGGATCTTCTTTCGCTCGTGTTGTCGTTCTGTTTTGGCAGCTTGGAATGCGTGCTCTAATGTTGGGTATGTTTCGCCGTCAAACTCGACAGGGTATGGATAGAAGTTTGATAAGAAAAAGTATGTGCCGCGAAACGACTGGATAGGATCAGCAGTCGCGAGGTCGTGTGTAGAGCCGGTCGGTGTCATCTGTCATCCTCCACAGAAAGCCAAGCTTCCTTTAATATTGTCATGTCGGACTTAGATATCCCTTTAACATTGTCCATAAACCATTCGAGGTATCCAGGGTCTTCGTCCGCGATATCTGCTACATAGCGATCCTTATACTTGCCGAAAGTAAACTTGCCGCCAGATATTGCTCGGCGAGCATCATATACGTAACGAGCATCATAGCTCATTTATCACGAACCTCTTAGGCTATTCTTTTGTCATTTTGGGCAATCCGTCCTCAAAGAATAGCAACATTTCCTCTGATCGTCGGCTTGCTAGCCCTAACATGTCTCGCCCTGACTGCTTACGCCAAAGAGCAAATCCTGCCCACGCTGTAAAATAGTCAGGTGGCGACGATCGCAATGCTCGCCCGATAGCGTTCTGTGCATAAAGTGCTCGCGAGCCTACATTATAGACAAGTGAGATTAGCGCATCGATCATGGATTGTGTTAAAGGGCACGGTAGACTTGCAACGGCTGCGATCGCCTCTGCGGTGTCTTCGGCATACCACTGGCGCGCCTGTACTAGTGTGCAAGTATCGCCAAGTTTAACCCCTTTTGTGTGTCCCCATCCAATGGTAGGTACGTCGTTCGGAGTAGGCAAGAACGCAACAAGTCGAAGCGTTTCTCGATTTTTTATTAGCCTGTCGCCGCGAGGACCTAAAATGATGTTTGAGTTACTTGCCATAATCGATTACTCTGCCTTTCTTTTTGCGTTGCTGTTTCGTGATCTACCGTCAAGCGCCAAGTCTATTGTTCTAGCACGTACTTTTCCGAGCTTGGTTTGCCGTCCCCGGCCCGATGTAGTTACAATCTCTGCGAGGGTCTCTTGCGTATCTGACGATTCCGCAAGCACCTTGCAAAGCTCTCGCGGTGAGCTAAACTCCTTTGCGATTGCCAGTGCACGATCAAACTGCACTCCTGGCAACTCTTTAGCGATATTAGCGGTAAGTAGCTCGCTATCGGACATGCCCATAGTCTGTAGGTTCGACGTTGACTTGACGATGCGCCGACTATCGTCAAGCTGACAGATGCTACGATGTTCTTCCCAGCGTTTTGACCACCAGGAATAGCGGCAATAAATCCAATACGCGAGCTGCTCGCGGGTGAATTCGATATGTGCGCGTAGATGGCTCAATGGCAGCTCTTTGACAATTAAACCAATTGATTCGGCTGAGGTAATGCAGGATTGTAGAAACGAGTATTGTAAGGGCTCGGGGGCATGATTATTGTGCCTTATTTTGTGACTATAGTAGGGCTTCCAATCTCGTCCACAAAGATACAGTAGATTGCCGGTCTCGGTGTCACAACGATATAGCCCATAGATTACGAGATAGTTGACGTCGTAGGCCGACAGCATGAGCCGCGACTGACGCCCGTGGAGCCTGCCGCTAAGTACGCTAGAGATAAAGTCAGGTAGTGATTTCAGCTCAATTGCGATAGATAAGGGCTCATTGTCCGGTCCGTTGCCCGCGAATACAAAATCTGCGGATTTGAGCTTAGATAATACCGCAACCTCCGAAAGAGGAAACACGGAAGCTAGCTCACGCGAGCCAATATCTTTGGCGATCAAGATCATACGTAGCGATTCCAGATCTCGGCAGGGACTTCGTGGTTCATATCGACGATGTCTGAGACAATCCCGCGCGGAAGACCGTCGCGATTTGCCCGGATTTTTGCAGTGCGAAACTTCGGCATATACCTTAAGCTGTTAGGATTAAACCATACGTAGGTCCGGTAGACGTCCCATCGCGCCTGTTCGCGGGTATCTGCCGCAACTAGCTCACAGAGACAATACGGCACTAGTGGACCTTGACAGTCATCGGTTATCGACACGATGCTGTAAAGCGTCTCGGAGATTACCAAGAAAATGTATGCAGGAGGCGTATCACGTCGATCATCCAGATGGTCAGGCTCGTAATCTGTCTCGCCCATTTGGGTCAACATTTCATTTAACCCTTTCGTACCTTGTAAATATCCCCGTCGATGCATCGATATTCTAGTCCGTGCTCGCGATTGTATTCATCATACTTGTACGCGCTTGCGCTTCCTACAGCGTTACTCTGCCAGCAGATTATGTGAAATCTGTAGATGTTGCCGCTATTAGTTTCGACCGCTTCAACGTAGTCCTTTGTTATTGAACGTGTGCAACAAAAACACGGACACTGTAGAGCCGGCTGAGTCAGACGCATGGGGCTATGAAATGTGTATTGTCCGATCTGGGATTCAGCAGCAAGTTTTGTACTCATGAGCCTTCCTCCGTGTATCGACAGGCAACTGCCTGAAACCATGCCCACGCGCCGGAGTCAATCAACGTTCCGGCAGATAAATATGTTGTCACTTTAGGCCCTCCGACAGTTACGTATCCGCGGTCAAGATAAACGTTAACTTGGTCGATCAGCGCACGAATTGTAGGGGCAAATACGATACGGTAATCTTGCTCTCTCATGGCAGCCATATACTTTTGTCCTCAACTTTCTGATACATTTGCGATGAAATATACGCGAACGGCCCGCCCTCGGGTTCCCATTCGCGAGAGGAGTATACGCGACCAAGTTGCGTAATGTTTGGTCCTGCTTTTGAGATCTTGATTTCGAACGATACCTCAGCAGGAGTTTTGCGCGTCGCAGGCACTACGATAGGGGAGATCCGTCCGGTCCAGTCTGTTGCATCGTTACAAACTTCAGGAAGGTAAGGCAGAAACGTGTCTTTCACCGGCGCGTTATCTACCCATTTTTGTTTTGGACGTCCAATTACGATAAAGTTAGCGCCCGATGCGCGTACCATCTGAAATATCGTTAGCCATTGCCGATTGATGATAAACTTGCTAGCTCCGCGGTCGCCGTGTCCTTTATCTCCTTCCGGTTTTGTCGTCTCAAGGTCCCCGCGTGCGTAGATTTGAAATAGATCGTTAAGCTCAGTTCCGGTGTCGTGGCCGATCGTTACGATCTGTCCTTGTTTCGCCGCATCACACGCGATTTTCAGTCCGCGGAAATACTGATCGAGTGCCGTTTTTGCGGCTTTCATTGCGCGGTCTTTATTTAGGAATATGGCGTCGAATGGAAAGTCGATTCGGAACTCCTGGATAATTCCTTCGCCGCGGGTCTCTTGTGCTTCTTGAATCGCTTCGTCAGATCGTCCATCAAAGGTAAACAGCGCAATTGGCCCCGGGCAGTATCGTGTGATAAATGTTGTTTTGCCGCTGCCACCGTCGCCGATGATAATGCCTACGCTTTGTGGCTTTTTGCGTTTCGGGATGACAAATCCTTCTCCGATCGGCTCAACATATGCGCGCGCAGTGAACTTAGACGATTTGCTCATCGGCGAACGTGCAGAAGGTTGCGAGAGGTCTTTTCGGATTACTGGCATTTGATACTCCAGACAAAAATAAGTGCAGTTACGTTCGCCCCCGTTCATGTTGCAGGCTCCGCAGCGTCGCGAATATGCTCGACTACCCCGAGCGTGTCAGGATCACCCCACTTACGCTCGCGGTTTATCTTTAATTTATCGTACAGAGCTACCGCCAGATTTACCTTTGGACTATTGAGTCCATTTGCGGCATGATTGATAAGTCCGAGAACGTCGGCATACTCAGAAGCGTCACCGGGGCTAGTAGCAAGCTCAATTAGCTCACGTCGTGCATGCTCTAGTCGAGATGCCACAGTGCTCTGTGGGAAAGTTGCATCTGACCACGAAAGAAAGCAAGCTAGTACGTCGTCAATGCGCAGGTACTCCTGCCAACGGTCACAAGCCGGTGACTGGCTGATTAGTTCATACTTAGGTGCGCCTGCCCGTGCTTGATCGCACCAGTAACTAATCTCGGCATTGACCCCTTCTGATTCCATCCAACCGTCTAAACACAGCACGTAAAGATTATCGCACCGCGAAAGCATATCGAAATCATACTCACACCAGAAACTCCAGGTTCGCGGGAGATCATATCCAGGATGATTATGTGCGATCGGAGAATAGACCCAGACATTCTGACGCAGGAAATAGTCTCTTGCCGCGCATGCTTTCGCGTAGCGTTCAGCTTGGACAAGCGGGTCGTTATGCTTATATGGTGACGCTAGGTAGATCATTTGTCCTCCTCTTCGTCTTTCTCGAATTGATTTTCGATCTCGACGCGTCGTAGTTCTTCGCGCTCCATACGATCCATGAGAGCGATGATCTCGTTCTTGCCCCAAGAGTTTTTCTTGGCGAACTCATCGCGCAATCGATCCCAGAGAGACATCCACTGTAAGCGTTCCATGCCAGTTACTCCTCATTGATTGAGTTATCGATCACAGTTACTCGTGACACAGCAGTCCGCGCCGCAGGCACAGGGTCTCTCCTATACATCTCTAGCGCCTCTTTGACGACCGATTCTTTGCACTTTCCACTGCAATACTTAATAACGGCTTTCCAGACATTTTCTAGCCTGTTACGCGTGCCTTCGATAGATTCTAGGAAGTTGAAAATGTTAGTTAATAGTTGTCCTGTCTCCTTGGCAGCGTCAGTAGCGTACCCAAGTCCAGATAAGACTTCTTGCATCTCTGCGATCGACATAGTATGACTGATAAGCTCTTCTCCGTCCATTACGTAAAGTGATTCGTTCATCGTGCCTCCTCTCCTACTATCAACAGGCCCTGTCGCCACTTCCAGGCATCGTCAGCATTAGATCGCAACATCTCCCAATTCCGCAGCAGACTCCTATGGGTCCAAGTCTCACGATATACTGGACACGTCGGCTCCGCGCCCGGAGTGCCCCACTTGTAATCTCCGTTGACGTGACAGACGTGTAACTGCCCGGTATAGTAATCTAGCGCGTAGCAGTATGCCATATCCTGCACTATAAACTTCCAGAACACGTCATCGTCCCAGCCTTTCGACGAGGATAACCACGTGCACTTGAATTCATCGACGGAGACGTCTAAGTTAACGAAATCCGGATTGCCGTGAATCTTGTCTTTCGTGAAAGGCATTTCGACGTAGTTATAGCGAGAGTCTGCGCGATACATTGACTTAATCGCCCACTCCCACGCGCTGCCTAGTTTTAGTCGCGTCATGTTAGGTGGCGATGATGATTCTTTGAGCATGCCACGAGTTATACAGAGATATTGTATGATGTCGGACACGTGCAGCCCCGGCTTGCGATACATCGGCAAGAGATCCGGGATTTCGGTGCGGATAACTGTAGGCATTTCTAAAATCTCAGCTATTTACAAGCTTATGTATAGTCTCTAGTCCGTCGGCTTTGCTTCGCAAGTCGCGCAACGCCGGAGAAATGCCAAACATATGCGGGCCGCCATGTCCTGCTTCTCTTTCGCATTTTCGATTCGCGTACCTCTCAAAGACGTACTCACACCATCCGCTCGCGTCGATTTTCTTAACAAGTTCGCCATTTTCAAACTGCATGACGACGGTGTTAAAGTTCTTTTCCGCAGCACTTGCGATTGCTTTTCCCGTCTCGCGTAATTCTGATTTACTTTTGCTTGTCATTTAGTTTGGTCTTCTTCTGCCTACTCAACACTGCGCGTCTGCGAGATTGTAGACGCGCAGCATTCAACGTGCAGCCGGTTATTTGCCCTTTTTGGCAGCCTTAAGCGAAACGGTATCGGCTTCTTCGTCCAGGATCAAGACATCTGAATCCTCGAAAAGTGATCGATCGTTATACGCGGTCATCGCGAGCTTGCGGTCCTTGTTGCTCAACTCGCGGAATGTCGCGTCTTTCATTGCCTCGACCATTACGCTTCCCTCTGGCATCTCGCGCTCAGGCTTTTTCTTCAGCAGTCCGACGATAACGTCGTGGAGAACTTCGACCGGACCGGCCTCTTGCTCTTCCTCTTCTTCCTCTTCTTCGTCAGATTCAGGTTCGGGCTCAGGTTTAGGAGCCGGCTTAGATTTCTTCCCGGACGTTGCTATGTTTTCGGGCGCTGCGGACGTACCTGACGTACCCGACTTGCCTGTTTTCTTCTTCGCCGGCGGCTCTGCCTCTACTACCAAATGCACTTTAAGGTCACGTTCGCCCTTGTCAGAGGTGTATGTTCCGATTTTCGTTAACTCAAGCGTCAGCGTCCAACCCTCAAGCCCTGCGATCGACTGGTCGGAGAACGGATACTCACATTCCGCGAGCGCAACGCAGAACGCATACCAGGGCTCGCCTTTGGTCATGAGGTCGCCCATGGCGTACACTCCGCCATACTCCTCCACCAAATCCGTACCTTCCGGAACCTGTTTTGTGCCGTCGCCGAGCCCCATAAAGAGCGCAATACTAGCCGTGGGTTTACGATCGTCGTCGTCCACGTCGGGGCCATCATTGGACGGCACAGTGCCGGCGATTCGCCCATCCTCAAACTGCCGCGGGAGCCATCCTGCGCGAAGCCAGATGTCGTGCATGATTTCAGTTTCGAGATCCTCCACGCGAAGTAGTGCAAAGAAACCGTGCTTGAGCCCATCCTTCTTTAGTGGTCGTGGAGCGTATCGCGCGAGTCTGACGATTCCGCGAAACCGCTTCGGAATGCTTCCCGCGTCGATGAAATCCTGGGGGTTAAGCCCGGCAAGAGACCGACGCAATGCTACTTGTTCTGCCATGTGTG